TCCCTCGCCGAACACGGCCAGCCCGACCCGCTCGATGTCGCATGCCCCTACGAGCCGTGCCGCGCCCCCGCCGGCCAGCCGTGCCGCATGGGCGCCAGCCGCCGCCACCGCGCCACCCCGCACCCGACCCGCCTCGACGCCGCCACCGCCCACCACAACACCCGCCAGGAGCAGCCCGCGTGAACCGCAACAAGCACGCCGACCGGCCCGGATACAAGCGGCAGAACCGCGACGGAGACAAGACCCGCAACAGCACCAACTTCCGGATCACCGCGTCATGGGACAAGCGCCCCGACCGGCCCGCCATACGCACCACCACCGACAAGCGGGCCCGCGACCGCATAGCCCGCGAATTCGCCACCCAGGGCGCCTATGTCGTCGTCGAGAAGCACCGCGGCCACGAGGAATGGCGCACCCTGTACGAGCTGGACGGGCCCGCCGAGGCCGCCGCCGAGCGCACCGCCCGCCGCCGCGCCCTCACCGAGCAGCGCGAGCAGCCCGCCCCCCTCGACGCCGCCGACGAGCCGGCCACAGCCGACGACGAGGCCCGCGCCCACGACCACACCCGCCGCGTCGCCGAACGCCTCGCCGCCCGCGGACTCATGACCCCGCCCAGCCACTACCGGAGCGACCGTGCCGCCCGGCACATCACCGGGGCTCAGCGGTGATCCCCGCCGCCGCACGGGCCGCCATCCGCGCCGCAGCGTGGGACGCGCATCAACTCGCGGTCGACCACCCCGAGGACGTCGCCGACCACATCGCCGACCAACTCGCCGCCGCCGGCTGGACGATCAGCCCCGCCGCCGAGTCCAACATCACGAACGCGTAACACCCCCCAGGGGAGGGCCCGCAAACCCCCAAGGGCTCTCCTCGCAGGAATAGCGTTCTCTCCAGAACGAACACAGTTCACTCAAGACCGAACCGGGCGCATAGGCGCAGACGAAGGGAACCGCACATGGCACGGCCAACACCCGCCGAACGGTTCGCCTCATTCGTCAACCTCGCCGGCCCCGTCCCGCTCATCCGCGGCGTACACGGCAACTGCCACCAGTGGACCGGAAGCACCGACCAGGACGACTACGCGCGTTTCTGGCTCGACGGCCGCAACACCCGCGCCTACCACTACGCGTACGAGCAGGCCCACGGCCCCCGCCCCACCGGCCACGACGTCGACCACCAATGCCGCAACCGCGCATGCGTCAACCCCAACCATCTGCGGGCCCTCACGCACCGAGACAACGTCCTCGCGTCATCGAACGTCGCCGCCTACCGCGCCGCGCAAACGCACTGCCACCGAGGCCACGAGTTCGACGAGGCCAACACCCGCCGCCGCAAGAACGGCACCCGAGCGTGCCGCACATGCGCCCGCGGCACCCAGCAACCCGCCACCGTCACCACCCTCCCCACCCCCAACAAGCAGAGGAGCGCCGCGTAATGGCAGGCGAAACCGTCATCACCGTGCAAGGCAATCTCGTCGACGACCCCGAACTGAAGTACACCCCCGCCGGCCATGCCGTCGCCAAGTTCCGCATCGCCTCGACCCCTCGCACGTTCGACAAGAGCACCAACGAATGGAAGGACGGGGAAACCCTGTTCCTCACCGTGAGCGCGTGGCGCAAGCTCGGCGAGCACGTCGCCGAGAGCCTGCACCGCGGTGACCGCGCCGTATGCGTGGGTGTCCTCAAACAGCGCTCGTACGAGGACCGCGAGGGCGTGAAGCGGACCGTTTACGAGCTCGACGCCGAGGACGTCGCCGCGTCGCTCAAGACCGCCACCGCGCAGCTCACCAAGACCAGCGGACGCAACGGCGCCCAGCAGTCGGGCGGATACGGCCAGCAGCAGCCCGCGCAAGGCGGATACGGCGCCCAGCAGCCCCAGAACGACCCATGGGCCAGCAACGGCGGATACAGCGCCGAACCCGCTTTCTAACCCCACGCGCCCGCGTCCGGACGCCGCCGTGTCCGCGCGCGCGTGCCCCGCCTCGACCACACCGAGACAGGAGCCCCACCCCATGAGCACCCCTCGCCCCGCCGCCCTCGACGCCCTGCTCGACCACATCGCCGCCAACCTCCCCGCCAAGGAGCCGGCCGCCGACGAGGAGCAGGCGCAGCAGCCGCGCCGCATCCTCACCGATGACGAGTGGAGCGCCACCTACCGTGCCGCCCAGCGCGCCAGACGACACGGGCCCCTCTCCGACGTCCTCGCCGCCGCGCTCGCCACGGTCGGAATCCTCACCCCCGTGCCCGAGGCCGAGCCCGACACCTGCCCCGCGATGTTCGCCGACCCCGACGGCGATTGGTGGCAGTGCCAGCAGGACACCGGGCACGACCCCGCCGACGGACACGACGCCGGCGACTGGTCATGGTCGGACGCCGAGACGGCCGTCGAGGCGCAGCAGTGAGGACGCTCCCCGCCGAACCCGGCATCTACGCCATCGCCGCACTCTGCTGCGTCCTGGCAGGCCTGCTCTGCCTGCTCGCCGCCGCCGTCACCGCCCTCGCCGAGCACCGAAGGGCCCCCGCCGTGACGCCCGACCGGCTCGCCGCCACCGAGGACGAGCAGCGCAGCCCCGAATGGTGCTGGACGCACGGATGCCACAGCAGCCAATGCCCCAGACCCCACTAAGGAGCGCCCACCGTGGCCCGCTACCGCCGCCCATGGTGGCGCTACCTCGCCCACCGCACCGGCCTACTCCTATCCCCATCCCTGCTGTTCGGGGGCGTGCCGTTCAGCAACCGATGGCACCGCGCCCGCATCCTCGCCCGCAAGGAGCCGACCCGATGACCGCCCTCACACTCCGCCCCGACCCCGGGCCCGCTCCCCGCACCGCGTACGAGGCAGCCGACCAGCTCGCCGCCGAAGGCCACCACGTACACGTCGTCGCCCACAGCGAATCCATCTGCCACACCGGACACTGCAAGGGGAACGCCCAGTGACCCGCCGCACCATGGCCGAGCGCAAGCGCCGCGCCGCCGAACGCGACACCCGCCGCGAGAGCCTGCTCGTCCTGCTCTCCCGCATGCAGCGGGGCGCACTGCTCGACAACGAGCGGCCCCTACTCCGCGCCCACGTCGAGACCGAGCTCGGCGAGGCCGACGAGCTGCGCCGCACCGTGCAGGGACAGCAGACCGCCATACAGGCCGCCCACAACCGCACGACCGCCGCCGAGGACGCCATACGCGAGATGGAACAACGCGCCCTCGACGCCGAGGAGCAGCTCACCGCGTACCGTGCCGTCCTCGGCCCCCGCCCCCTCGACACCATCCGCAAGGCCGAGCAGCGCGCCGAGCAGGCCGAGCAGCGCCTCGCCGCATACGAGGCAGTGTTCGGCCCGTCCGCGGTCGAGGACTTCCACAAGATGCAGCACCGCGCCACCACCGCCGAGCGCGACCTCGCCGCCGCCGAGGCCACCGCGCAGCGATGGCACCGCGAGGCCCAGCGCGCCAGCATCGCCCTACAACGCGTCCGCGACGCCGACAGACTCGGCGCAGCCCTCGCCGCCGTCGCCGAGGCCGCCGAGTCCCCCCGCGCACTGCTCGACGAGCAGGCCCGCGCCCACGCAATCGAGTTGGCCGAATGGAAGCGCCGCAACGCCAACCAGGGCGAGACCATCCGCGACATGGCCCGCGCCAACTGGGAGGCCAACGCCCGCGCCCACGCCGCCGAGGAGCGCGCCGAGGCCGCAACCCGGATCGGCGTCCGGCACATGGCCACCGCCGAACGGTACGAGGCCGCATGGCGCAGCGCCCGCCGCAGGGCCCGCGCCCACGCCGCCGAGGAGCAGCGCGTACGCGGATGGTTGGAGCACTGGGCCGACCGCGCCCGCACCGCCGAGGGTGACCTCGCCACCATCCGCAACCGCGACCAGCTCGCCGCCGCCCTGCTCACCATCCGCGACCGGGCGTTCCGCTACCGGGCCGCATGGCGCAGCGCCCGCCGTGGCCGCGCCGCCGCCGAGGCCGCCCTCGCCGCCGAGTTGCCCGACGTCATCGCCGGACAGCAGGCCCGCGCCGCCGACCCCGACCGCGCCCAGCTCGCCCGCCCGTAGCCACTACGGCGCCCCGCCCCACCGCGGGGCGCCCCACCACTCGACCGCCAGGAGCAGCAGCCCATGAGCACCCCGCCCACCGGACACCGCGCCGCCGTCGACCTCGCCGCCATCCGCGAACAGTGGGGCGACCTGCTCGCCGCCATCGAGCAGCCCCCCGCCGCCGAGTGGCCGCCGCGCGAGGCCCGCGGATTCCTCGACCACGCCGCCGCGCACACCGAGCCCGACCCCCTCGCCCACATAGGCCGGACCCCGCTTGTACTCCGCGAGCACCCCGCCCCGCTCAACCTCGACGCCCTCGACGCCGCCGTGTCCGTCGAGCGCGCCCTGTTCGAGGCGTGCGACGCCGTTGCCTCCCGCGTGCAGCGCCCCGTGCGCCGCATACCGAAGCCCGCCAAGGGGGGCCGCAGCGTGGCCACCGTCGACGGAGCCGACCGCGACAACCCGGCACGATGGCACTACGCCGCGCCCACCTCGCCCGGATCCCGCGCGTACGGACTGCACTGGGCCGCCGTATGGCTGGAAGGCCGCGCCCTCGACGAGCCCGCCGGCGACCTGTTCACGCCCGTACCGGCGCTCATCCTCGACGACCTCGCCGCCGTCGCCCACCGCGCCCGGAAGCGCGTCGAGCGGGCCCTCGGCCGCGACGGACGGTCGACGACGCTCGCCGAGCCGTGCCCGTGGTGCGAGGGCAAGTTGACCGCGTCCACGCGGAAGGGGGGCGAGCCGTCCGTGTCCTGCTCGACCGGCGAGGCGTGCGGCGCGCCCGTCCTGCTCGACGCGGGCCGCCGAACGTGGCGGCATGCCGACCTTGTCGGGTTGTGGGTGGCGCTCGATGCGCGCCGACGGGCCGCGGTCGAGGCGTAGCCCGACCCAACTTGCCTAGGGGCGCCGGAAGTTGACCGGTGCCCCTTTGCTCGACCCCCTTGTGTACTGAGTACAGGACTAAGTACAGTGGCGGAGCCGGACCACACCCGGCACACCGAAGGGAGCACCCCCTATGGACACTTACACCAACGGTCGCAGCCGGACCGGCCACTACCGCCGCCCCGGCACCCACACGACCTACTGCGGACGCCACGCAATGGCCCGCACGACCGTGCACACCCGCATGTGCCGACCCTGCGTCAAGGCCGAGGCCGCCGACCGTGCCGCCGCGACCGCCACCGCCGAATCATGGCTCGACGCCCCGACCGCCTCGCCCCTCGCCGCCGAGCGCGAGACCGCCGGCACGTGGCGCGCCGAGTGGATCGGCGCCCGCACGCGCGCCACCGCGCCGACCCTGTTCGACGTCGACCCCGACACCGAACAGGGCGCACTGTTCGCGTAACTAGCCCACCCGCCCCACCCCGGGGCGGGCCCCAACCCCGGCAGGAGTAGCCATGAGCCGTGAGCCATTCACCATCGAGCAGGTCGAGGAGAAGGCAACAGAGCACTACATCGAGGAATTGCTCGCACTCGCCGAGAGGATCAAGACCGTACGGGCCGCCGTACGCGAAGACGCCGGATCGATCAACCGCCGCATGGCAATGGCCGGATACGTGCGCCACCAGTGGAAGCAGACCGAAGAAGGCTTGCCCGCCCTCATGACCGAGGCACGCGACTCCGGATGGAGCGTCGAGATCATCGCCGAGGAGCTCGGCGTAACAGAGTCGTACGTCTACCGCCGCTTGCGCGAGCAGCAAGGCGCGCAGCCCACGGACGCCGACGACGTCACTGGGGACGCCCCGCCCGTCGACGAGCACCGACTCAGCACGCGCGACGAGCAGTAGCAGCCCCGCAACGAGCGCGGGCCCGCACCTGGGGACCACACCCCCGGACGGGCCCGACTAACCACGATGGGAGCAACCCCCACCATGGCCGACCCGAAGACTACCCGCCCCCCAACCCTCGACGATCGCCGCGCCATCGTGCGCCAGCTCGCCGACGACGGCATGTCCAACCGCGCCATTGCGCGCCGCCTCGGTATCCACCACGCCACCGTGGCGCGCGACCTCGACGCCACCCCCGCGCCACAGACCGCACCACCCACCCCGACCAGCGGCGCACGCCCCGCGCCACGCCTCCTTCACGACCTCGACCCGCGGCTCATCCAGGACATCAACGTCCTCGCCGACCCCCACACCGGCGCACTCCCCGCGCCACTCGTCCGCGCCATCCGCGCCGCCGCCGACCACCGGCGCGCCATATGGAACGCCATGGCGCAGCATGGAACGCCATGGCGCAGCGCCGCACCGTAGCCGCCGACCGGACGCCGCGCCGCCCGCGCGCGTACGTACTTGCACCGTGACCATTCCGTGATCTACAGTTGGCCGCGTCTCCGCCGTGCCCGCATACCGGCCGGACGCATGCAGACCGAACGCCCCGCCGACCACCCCCCGCGGCGGGGCGTTCGCATGCACTGTGCAACCATCACGCCCCCCTCACACGTCCCCCTTACCAATCGCTTACCACCCGTGGGGGGAACCACCGTGAAGCACCGCGCAACCGCCGCACTCGCCGCCGTCGCCGCGCTCGCAGCGCTCACCGCATGCAGCAGCAACGACGACAAGCCCGCGCCCGCCAAGTCGAGCACCTCGGCCACACCCGACGCCCTCAAGGCCGCCGGCATCCCGCCGAAGCCCACCGGTAAGACGCGCACCGCCCTGATCGCCGCACTCCGCAAGGTGAGCCCCGCCCTGGTCGCCGACGAGGCCGACGCCGTCGACAACGCCCGCAACCAGTGCTCGACCATCAACGGCGGAGGCAACGCCGACAGCAGCGCGCAGGCCCGATTCACCAGCGGCGCGCACACCGTGAGCGCCGCCGAAGCCAAGCAGATCAACGCTGCGTTGGCCGCGTACTGCGCGACCGCGTAACGCCCTCGACCACAACGCCCCGTCGCACACCGCGGCGGGGCGTTTCGCATTGCCAAGCCCCGTGCAGGAGGTGACACCCCATGGCGCGCCCCATCACTGATAGAGACCGCACCGCGGTGCGCCGCCTGCACGGCCAGGGCATGAGTCGCAACGACATCGCCCGCAAGTTGAAGCGCTCGCCGTCCACCGTGTCGAAAATCGCCGCCGCATTCGAGCCGCCGCTCACGTTCGACCGCGCCGCGGAAGTGGCCGTGGCCACCGAGGTACGGCGCGCCGACCTCGCCGAGCGCCGGACCCGCCTCGCCCTCGACCTCACCGGCGACGCCGAGAAACTCCGCGCCCAACTGTGGGAGCCGTGCACTTACGGCGAGTTCGCCGGCAAAGACGGCGAGTGGCACGAGACGCACCTCGACCGCCCCAGGTTCGGCGACCAACGGCAGATCATCGCCGCCACCGGAACCGCCATCCAGCAATCGCTACGCCTCGCACCCGCCGAGGGCAGCGAGGGAGCCGAGCAGGTCAAGAGCATGCTCGGCACGCTCGGCGAGGCATTGACCCGCGCAGCCGCCGACGAGGACGACGACGGGAGCGCCGACGGGGGGTGAGCCAGTGCTCGACCTCGACGCGCTACCCCTCTCGCGTAAGCAGCTCCGATCGATCGGCCGCGCAACCGCGCGCATCAACCTGTGGCACGGCTCCGTCCGATCGGGCAAGACGATTGCGAGCCTGCTCGCGTTCGTGATCGCCGTCGCGACCGCGGGCCCGTCCGGACTCATCCTGATCTGTGGCCGCAGCTTGCAGACCATCGAGCGGAACGTGTTCGAGCCCCTGCAAGACGAGGCCCTGTTCGGCCCCCTCGCCCGGCACATCCGCCACACCCGCGGCGCGACCACCGCAACGATCCTCGGCCGCACCGTCCACCTGATCGGCGCCGCCGACACCCGCGCCGAAGGCCGGTTGCGAGGACTCACCGCGCAACTCGCGTACGTCGACGAGGCCACCCTCGTACCCGAAGGGTTCTGGACGCAGCTACTCGCGCGTCTCTCCGTCCCGGGCGCGCGCATGTACGCGACGACCAACCCCGACTCCCCGCGGCATTGGCTCAAGACCGGATACCTCGACCGCGCCGGCGAGCTGAATCTCAGGGCGTGGCACTTCCGCCTAGCCGACAACCCGTCACTCTCGCCCGAGTACGTCGCCAACCTCTCGGCCGAATACGTCGGTCTGTGGCGCCGCCGCATGATCGATGGGGCGTGGGTTGTCGCTGAGGGCGCCGTCTACGACATGTGGGACGAGTCCCGCCACGTCGTGACCGCACTGCCCGAGCAGCACCGGTATTGGGTCGGCATCGACTACGGCACCACCAACGCCACCAGCGCGATCCTGCTCGGCGAGGGCATCGACAACCGCCTGTACGTGTGCGCCGAGTGGCGCCACGACTCCCGCGCCGTCCACCGGCAGATGACCGATGCGCAGTACTCCGCAGCGATACGGGCATGGCTCGCCGCATGGCAGCACCCGGACAGCAGCAGCCCGCCCGGCATCGCCCCCGAGTGGACGTTCGTCGACCCGTCCGCGGCGAGCTTTTCCACCCAGCTTTGGCACGACGGACACCCGGGCCTCGCCCGCGCCAACAACGAGGTACGCGACGGCATCCGATCCGTGGCCGCAGCCCTCGCCGCCGGCCGCCTACTCGTCCACGAATCGTGCACGGGCCTGCTCTCTGAACTCCCCGGATATTCCTGGGACCCGAAAGCGACCGAGCGCGGCGAGGACGCCCCGCTAAAGGTCGACGACCACTCGTGTGACGCGCTCCGGTACGCCGTCCATTCCACGGCGCACGAGTGGCGCCACCTACTCACCGCGCCGAAGGAGGCGACCGACGAATGAGTCTGCCCGAGAACGGCGCAGCATGGCCGCCCCCGCACATGGCCCACGCCTACCGCGAGATGCGCCTTGACGATGCTTGGTACGCCGGCGACTCCCGCCGCCTCGCCCGCCTGTACCGGCCCACCACGACCACGCCTCGCGCAAAGCCCGGTTTCTGGGGGCGCCACCGCGTCGAGGACCAGCTCAGCCCCGGACCGCAAGAGCGCCGCCTACACGTCCCGCTCCCCGGTGACATCGCCTCGACGTCCGCCGACCTGCTGTTTGCGGACATGCCGACGATCACCATCCCGGACGCCGCCACGGACAAGGCGACCGCCGACAGGCTCGCGACCCTGCTCGACGCGACGCGGATGCATCACATCCTGTTGTCGGCCGCCGAGCAGGCCGCCGCCCTCTCAGGGATCTACCTCGCGATCACCTGGGACAAGTCCGTATCCCCGGACCGGCCGATCATCTACGCCATCCAGCCCGACAACGCCATCCCCGAGTTCCGGTTCGGCATGCTCCGCGCCGTCAACTTCTGGGAGCAGCTCGACAGCGACGACCACACCGTGTGGCGCCGCATCGAACGGCACGAGCCGGGACACATCATCCACGCCCTGTACGAGGGCACCACGGACAACATCGGCCACGCCGTGCCGCTCACCGAGCACCCGGCAACCCGCGATCTAGTCGGCAGTCTCAGCGCCGACGGAGTCAGCATCGAGACGGGCATCCCCGCACTCACCGCCGTCTACGTGCCGAACATGCTGCCCAACCGGCTGCACCGCAACTCACCGATGGGCCGCAGCGACTACGCCGCGCCCCTTCACGGCCTGTTCGACGCCCTCGACGAGACATGGAC